TACAACAAGTACTTCATTCTCTGACGCAGACCACGGTGTAAATTCTGCTATCGCCCACAACATCTCAGCAGAGGCATCCACCAACTCTAATTTTTATGGAGGCTACCTAGCAGAAGTCAACTTCATTGATGGCTTTGCCAAAGACCATACACACTTCGGTGAAACTGACGAAACATACGGACACTGGAAAGCTAAAGAATACACACACAGTGACGGCTATGGCACAAACGGCTTCTACCTTGATTTTAAACTATCCGCAGATAGTGCAAGTGGTCTAGGCAATGATGCTTCTAGTAATAGTAACAATTGGACACCGAACAATTTAGATACATATGACCAGATGCTGGACAGCTCAACGAATAACTTCTCTACCCTTAATCCTTTAAAACAAAAAGATGTTACATTGTCTGAGGGTAACTTAGAGTCATTTGGTGGAACAGGTGGTTCAGGTGATGTTCTAACTCATAGCACCTTCGGAGTATCTTCTGGCAAGTGGTATGCAGAGTTTGCTTATACAGCAATAAGTGGTACGTCTAGTCCTGAAGCCGCGTATGCTGTTGGTATACAAAAAACAGAATCAACAGGTTCAACTGATTTAAGTTATAGATATTATGCTTATTGGGGTACTAAGTATAAAGACAGCGATGAGCCGGAAACTTATGGCGTTGCATATACTGCTGGAGACATTATCGGCATCGCATTTGATGCTGAAAACGGTGCTGTTTATTTCAGTAAGAATGGAGCTTGGCAGAGCAGCGCAACTGCAACAGAGATAGCAAACGGCACAACTACTAATGCTGCATTTACAGGCATATCTGGAGAGTACAATTTCTATGGTACTAGGATGGGTGGAACTGAACACACTGGTGTTTGGAACTTCGGTCAGGACTCAACCTTCGCAGGTAACGAAACAGGTTCTGCTGGTCCTTACACAGATGATAACAACACAGGTCTAGGAGACTTTTACTACACCCCACCTTCAGGATTCCTCGCTCTGTGTACTAAGAACTTAGCTGACCCTGCTGCTGGACTTTGGTCTGGTGGTGATAATCAGGCGTTTAATACGGTGCTATATACTGGTGATGGTGACCCGAGAACCATAAGCGGAGTAGGCTTCCAACCAGACTGGGTGTGGACAAAACCAAGAAACAATAGTGGTTCTCATGTCTTAGTTGATGCTGTTAGAGGTAATACAAAACTCCTAGAAACTAATTCTACTGGTATAGAGCAAACTACTTCTTCTGGTATTACTGGGTTTAATGGTGATGGATATACATTAGGCACAGGAAATGATTGGAATGTTAGTGGTGATACCTTTGTATCTTGGAACTGGAAAGCTGGCAACGAAACACTCGGTACTGGAGCTTTCACACAGGGAACAATACCCTCAACTTGTAGTCGTAATGCAGATGCTGGCTTCTCGATTGTGTCTTATGAGGGTACAGGCTCTAGCAATTCTACAGTTGGACACGGACTATCTTCAGTACCAGAGATGATTATCACCAAAAATAGGGACTCTGCAACAGCAGGAGAAAATTGGAATACATACCATTCAGCGATTGGAGAAACCAAATACCTAAGACTTAATACAACGGGTGAAGCAAGTACATACGCTATGTGGGCTGACACAGCACCAACAACTTCGGTTTTTAGTATTAGGGAAAATGATTCACACACTAACGTAGATGATGACAATTACATCGCCTACTGCTTCCACTCTGTCGATGGCTACTCAAAGGTGGGTTCTTATACTGGTAATGCTTCAACGGACGGCACATTTGTTTACACGGGATTCAGACCAGCTTATGTGATGATTAAGTCAGCGGATGCTGCTGAAGCTTGGTATTTGTTTGACACTGCACGTTCTCCCGCTAATTTAGCAATAGAAAATCTATACCCGAGTCATTCTAATGCTGAAGATGATGCAGGCTCTGGCAACCGAGCTATTGATATACTCTCAAACGGTTTTAAAATGAGAGGCTCTGACGCATCAAATAACGGTGATGGTAACGCACACATCTACCTAGCCTTCGCAGAACACCCTTTCAAATACTCAACCGCCCGATAACACAGGAAAATATTATGTGGATATTAAATTCAATGACAATCAAAACTCCAAAGGCACTCACCATTGGAGACATTCAATACCCATCCTCTATCTTCACACGCTGGTCAAAGGCTGAGTTAGCTGAGTTAGGTATCAAACCATACCGACTCACCAGAGTAAACGAACGCTATTACTGGACAGGCAACGTCACCAACGTAGAGACTGACGGTGAAGTGGTGGGAACACCAGAAGCCATCGCCAGAGATGTTGACAGACTCAAAGAAGGAATGCTCCAACAGATTAACTCACAAGTCTCAAACAAACAAGGTGACATTGATTGGTACTGGAGTCGTGCATCTAAAGGTGGCAAGGCAATTCCAGCAGAGATTGAGACATACGCGACAGCCATCTACGCTGACCAAGTAACTAAGGAAGCAGAGGTGAATGCCTTAGTCACTCTCGAGGATGTAATGGCTTATGAATCTGTGCCTCACCTAAGTGTAAGAAAGGTCAAGCACACAGACGATGACGGTGTTGAGAGCTACGGACTGGAGACTGAAGAACATACTGTCGAAATTAACATGGTCACAGGAGGCTGGACAGAGAATCCAACTGCCGAGATTGACCCAGCATTTGTTTCATTAACAGAGGTGTAAATGGAAGAGAGAATCATCAATCTAGAAAGAACAAGCGAGCGACACACCGAACAAATAGAGACTCTGTTCTCGAAACTTGATTCTGTCAAGACTCAGCTTTGTTCGATTCAGAATACTTTGAATCAAATCAGATACATGTTTCTCGGTGGACTGGCTTGGTTCATTCTAACCGAGGTTGGCATTCTCACCGCACTTAAGGTGATGGCGTGAAGAAGGCAAAGATATATTTGGTTTTGGTTATTGGTTTGTTAGGTGTGATTGTTGCTGGTATTGATGGCATGGAAACCGTGTTGGAGGATTACTTTTTAGCGGATGGATAAACACGCTAGAGTTTGGATTTACGCCATTGCAGTTTATGTGTTTTTCGATATGGCGGCTAATATAAGGATGTTGTTATTATGAAAATGGAATTGCCAACACTAATTGCACTCGCTGGAGTTATTGGTGGAATTATATTTACATACGGTCAGCTTACAGGACAGGTGAGTGAACTTGAATTTAGAGTTGAACAACTCGAGACGATGATGGCAACTGCATTCGATATATATAGGAGTCAATAATGTTTGGACTACCAATTGAGATTTTGACGATGCTCATGAGTACGCTGGGCGGAGCCGCTATGAAGATGTGGAGTCAGTCACAAGCTGACCTTGCAGATGAGAGAAACTTCCGAAAAGAACAATATATGAACGTTGAGGCTAGTATGGAGAGAGCGGGTAAGCTCAATACTCCAGAGGCATCTTGGGCTAAAAAGTTCTTGGTTGTGTCGTTTATGGCTATGGCTGCTTATATTCTCCTAGCTCCAGCTTTCGGATTATCTACACAAGTCCCAGTAGAAGTTACCTCTGGATTTAAGTTCTTGTTCTTAGACTTCACAAACACAGTAACTGAGTACATTAGCCTAGAAGGCACAGTCGTTCCATTGTGGTTAGGCCACGCTATTATGGCTGTTGTAGGGCTATATTTTGGACAATCAATTACACGCAGATAAATGAATAAAATCGGCATAGTAATACCCGATCAGCACTTCCCGATACACGATAAGAAGGCTTACTCGGTAGTTTTACAGGCGATAGAACACATCAAACCAGACCTGTTTATTAACCTTGGTGATGTCGGTGAATGGACCAGTGTTAATGGTCACAGATACAAGAGAAGGAAGCGACCACCACTTGAGTATCAGCTTCCTATGATTGATAAAGATATTGATGCGGTTAATAAAGAGATAGACAAGATGGATGCCGTGCTTGACAAGATTGGATGCACAGAAAGACACATCCTCGCTGGCAACCATGATGAATGGCTAGATGCCTTTGTTGAGGAGAATCCCTACCTAGACCAGTATATGTTTAGAAAGGCGTGTAAGTGGGATGAGAGAGGATACACCTACAGACGCTATAACACGGTGTTAGCTATCGGCAAGGCCCAATTCATTCATGGAGCCTACTGTGGTAATAACCACGCAAAGAAACACTGTGATGTCTATGGCAATCTAATCTACGGTCATACACATGACGTAACCAGACACACGGCAACACGTTTGAATGAGAGTACAAGTGCTTGGTCGATGGGTTGTTTAAAGGATAGGTCAGCCGAGAAGAACAGATGGCTAAAAGGCAAGCCTCACAACTGGGGACATGCTTTTGGCATTGTCACTTGGTTTAAGGGCGGTGAATTTCAGTTGGATGTAATCGATATTGTTAAAGGCCAAGCCAATGTTTGGGGCAAAGTAATTAAAGGATAACTATGACTTATAGAGAACTCATAAATGAAGTATTAATCAGACTCCGAGAAGAAACCATTGCTACTGACTGGTCTGGCAATATCAACGACTCAACAACAATAACCGATTACCAAAAAGTGATCGGCTCTTTAGTTAATGATTCCAAGCGCAATGTTGAAGGCTACCACGACTGGTTATCGCTGCGAGAAACCGCTGACATAACCACCGTATCAGGCACTAAGAATTACAATCTCAGCTCTGGTCAAGAGTTCAAAGTAGTGGATATTATCAACAACGATACAGGGCTTAATTTGGTACAGGTTAGCCGTCACTATATGAACAGTGTAAAGTACCCCACAGACCCCACTGGAGACCCTCTGTATTACAGTTTTAATGGCTCAGATACCTCCAACAATTTAAAGGTTGACCTTTCCCCTGTTCCGACTTCAGCACAGACTATATCGTTTGATCTGGTGAAGTATCAGGACGAGTTAAAGACCGCCTCAACAGTATTAAAAATACCCGACAAACCTGTTGTGCTTGGAGCGTGGGCGAGAGCCATTGCCGAGCGTGGTGAAGATGGTGGAACGCAATCATCTATGGCAGCCCAAGAAACCAGAGAAGCACTCACTCATGCGGTGATGCTTGACTCTGGCAATACCCAATATGAAACCGACTGGTACGCTGTCTAATGGCTAAACAACTGACCTACAGACCGCTTGATAATCTGGGTGTTAATGGGTTAAACACTCAGGCTAATCCTGCCTCCTTGGATTCTACTTGGCTAACCAAGGCTGATAATATTGTTATCAGAGAATCAGGTCGTATCTCTTCACGCAAGGGATTGAAACAAAACATCCTCAAGACCTCTGCCAAGATAGGCTCAATGGTTGAGTATAACGACTCAGGGACGAATAAAGTCTTTGCCAGTGTCGGTACTTCAATCTACACCATTGCCTTTAGCTCACCAGACTCAGCCTTTACCTCGGCACATACCGTATCAGGTTCAACCTCGGACTGGCAGTTTGTCAACTTTAACAACAAGCTCTACGGCTTCCAGAATGGTGTTGTCCCTGTTGAGTACAGCTCTAGCAGTTGGTCTAACCCTACCAATAAACCATCGGGTGTGACTACCTTTGACCCTTCCTGTGGTACAGGATATTACGGGCGACTGTGGGTTGGTGGAGTGACAGAAAATAACGATGTGATGTATTACTCAGACACCTTACTAGGCACAACATGGTCAGGTGGTTCTTCTGGTTATA